GACTACTTTCGTTCTACCCCCGACAATATTATGATCAACGCCTACGCGGGCACAGGCAAGACCGCCACTCTTGAAATGATTGAACGCGCAAGCCGGCAGCATCCTATGCTGTACCTTGTATTCAACAAAAAGAACGCCGAGGAAGCAAAAAGTCGTATGCGCACATCAACCGCCGTACGCACGTTCAACTCATTCGGCCATCGTATTTGGGCCGATTACATTGGTAAACCGCTAAAGTTAGACGGCAAGAAGGTTCAAACAATTCTCACCGAGATTATATCCACAGCGCCGCGTGATACACGAAATCAGCTTAGCGACAGCTATTGGTTCATCGTCGATAGTGTCAATCGTGCCAGAGCACTTGGTTATATACCAACCGGCAAATTTCCAAATGCAGAACCGCTAGTTCGTCAGGGTCAATTTCATAAGGCCCTCGAAGAAACACCAGATGATTTATCAGCGGCCCTGATTGATAAGGTTCTGACCGAATGTATCACCTTATCTTATAAAGGCCATGTTGATTTCAATGACCAAATCTATATGCCCGCACTATTCGGCGGCCGCTATCCAAAATTTCCAATCGCGATGGTCGATGAATTTCAGGACCTATCCCCCATAAATCACGCTATGTTGGACCACATATCCAAACAACGTATCATCGGCGTCGGTGATATTTATCAAAACATCTACGGCTTTCGCGGAGCTAAGGCCGACGGCATGAACGACGCACAAACCAAATTCTCTATGCACCACGCAAGCCTATCAGTCTCATTTCGCTGCCCATCAAACATTATAGCTCGGGCACGGCGGCAGGTACCAGATATCGTTGCTTGGAAACATGGCGGGGAGTTCGCCGAGCTAGAACACCTAGCCGCCGAAACAATCCCCGACAACGCAACATTCATTTGTCGTAACAATGCCCCACTATTCGCTTTAGCCCTCAACCTTCTTAGCATGGGCAAAAGCATAAAACTCTTTGGTAGTGAGATCGGTCCTAAACTAATCGGCATTATGCGGCGGCTTGGGCCTGATGATATGACACAGGCCGCATCGGAGATTGCCATCGACAATTGGCTTGCTGAACGGCTTGATCGCGAAAGTACAACAGCCGTGGAACTTGCTGAATGTATGCGTGTATTCGTATCAAAAACCAATTCACTTCGCTCAGCCATCGCTTACGTTGAACACATCTTCACCCAAGCCGGTACCATCAAACTGCTAACCGGCCATAAATCAAAAGGCCTTGAGTTTCCACTTGTATACCATCTTGATCCATTTCTGTGTGATAAAACCAAACAACAAGACCGCAACCTTGACTACGTCATCACAACCCGTTCCAGCGACCGGCTGTATGAAATTAATTCAACTGGGATAATTTGGCCATGAGTAGAACAATACAGTGTCCGCAGTGCAATTCAAGCGGTGTTGTGGTGGTGGACTCACGTCCAGTATCATACACATCATTTCGACGTCGACGATGTTGCCGCGATTGTGATTATCGCTGGACAACGTATGAGGTGTCGAAATCTGACTTCAAGCAGATGAAGAAAGCAAAACCCAATGGAGTGAAATCGTGACACTACCAACTTCAATTCAAGCATATAGCGATTGCTATGACGTGTTTGAAAGAGCTAAAGCTGACCCTGTTGGCATTAGAGTTTGGGTCGGCGAACGGGAAAAGGACGCTGTATATCTTCGTTCACGTATGCATTACTACCGTTCGCTACTGCGTGATCAAAACGCCATCCTTTTCCCTAAGGGCCATCCAATGCACGGGTGTTGCGAATACGACGTATTCGTCCTTCGCCCAGTACAAGATACCGAAGGGGATTGGTGGTTGTATATCGAAGCAAACATAATCTCCGCTGATCGTATTGAGTCGCTATCTGAGGCATCTGGCGATGAAACTTGATCAGCGGCATCTGATGGCTATTTGGGAACGAGCACTTGCGGCCGAGATAGGCATCGCTATCGAAAGTGATAATGGCAAACACCTTCGTGCTATATTATACAAAGCACGAGCCGCCTCCAAACGACAAGACCTGAAATCAATCTCTATATATCTAACCGCGTCGAATAAGGTAATGCTGGTTAAACAAACTACTAGCCTTGGACTAGAGGAACAAGTGGACACTAAACTCAAAAACCTCGGAGTTATGAAATGAACGACATTAACGAGCTAATGGACCGAAACCCGAATGAAGCAACCGACGCGGACATTGATGAGATCATTGCATGGTTTCGCAAGCAACGCGCGGCAAAACTAGATGGCACGGCAAAGACAAAAGCAAAAGCACAACTCGATATTGACCTCGCTGAATTGGGTATCGTCGTTGAGCCGGAAGTTAAGATCAATAGAAGGGAATTGAAATGACAATCATCGAGCAGGATAATGAGACTCGGTCGCCATTTCTACCCAACACAAAAATCCAGTTTGCGTGGGACTCAACCTCACTTGGGTATTTGAAAACATGCCCGCGGCTGTATCAATATATCATGATCGACGGTTGGGGTTCGCGCGATGAGTCCATTCACCTTCGGTTCGGTATCGAATACCACAAAGCGTTGGAAGATTATGATCGGTTTAAGGCCGTCGGGCTCGATCATGAAGCTTCAATGCGGCGTGCCATTCATGAGTTGCTGATCCGTATCACTGGTTGGCGGCCATCGCGAGATACCAAAGCCGGTAAGTACAAGAATGAACAATCCATCATTCGCATCGTTATTGACTATCTCGACCACTTCGAAATAGACCCAACATCCACAGTTATCCTCTCGAATGGCAAACCCGCCACGGAACTAAGTTTTCGGTTCGAGCTTGATTGGGGGCCAACTGAATACGATGAACAGCCTTACATTTTGTGCGGGCACCTCGACCGTGTAGTAAACTTCGGCGATGATATGTTTGTTATGGATCGTAAAACATCCACCTCAACCATATCAGATTATTACTTCAAACAATATAGCCCAAACAACCAAATGACACTCTACACTATCGCCTCTCAAATCATCCTTGATACCGTTATCAAGGGCGTGATTATCGACGCCGGTCAAGTCCTAATCGACAGCTCACGCTTCGTCCGAGGCTTCACCTTCCGTACACAAGACCAACTAGATGAATGGCTTGCCGATCTTCGCTTTTGGCTCGCACTCGCTGAGCAGTATGCCGTGGCCAACTATTGGCCAATGAACGATACCGCCTGCGATAAATTCGGCGGCTGCCGTTTCCGTGAGGTGTGTTCCAAATCTCCTAAGGTCCGTGAGACATATCTCAAATCTGATTTCGACAAACTCACTGAGGACGAAAGATGGAACCCGCTAAAAGCACGTTAATCAAAATCGCGGCATACCGCTCACGCATCGTGGCAATAAAAGAGCAAACCTACAAATGCCACGTCTCGGGTTCCGGCAAAGATTGGGTGTATGAAGAACAAAGTCTAGGTTGGTACATCGTAACAGAAGAGAATGTATCTTTTTACGTCGGAAAGAATGAGCCAACAAACCTCGCTAAAGGCGATATGATTATCGTAACCCTATCAAAGGAACAAAACAATGGAAATTGACGGCCTAATCATACCAGATAAATGGCTTGAAATAATGCAACTAATAGCCAAATACTCCAATAATTGTTTTCTTGCAGGCGGCGCCATAAGAGATCTGAGTTGGAGCAAACCTGTTAAGGATTTGGATTTCTTCGTTTCTGAATTTCAACAAGATGAAATGGAAATTGACTTAAACTTAATGGGTTCTAATATTGACTATCGAGGCATGAAATATATACAGGTAGCGTTCTCTTGTATAATACAAGGAATAGACATTAATATTCTTGTAATTGATCATGTTGATATGCTGACATTATTGCGCAGATTCGACTTTGGTCTATGCCAAATAGGATTTGATGGCAACACTATACACAAAACACAAGAATATCTTTGGGACGCAAAATATAATATAATGACTCTATATGATACGTCTCGTTACTCGCGTAGCATTAAGCGCTATATGCGTTTATATGAAAAATATCCGTATCCAATATCTATACCTATCTTGGATCAAGTAAATCAACTAGGGGAACAAAACAATGCCGAGCCTTGACAAACACCAATCCAACGAACTCACCAAACTTCTTCTCATTGGCGATGCCAAATCAGGCAAAACCGGTTCGCTTGTATCACTAGTTAAAGCCGGATACAAACTTCGTATCCTAGACCTCGACAACCTTCTCGACGTACTTAAGTACATGATCCAAAAAGAATGCCCAGACAAAATTGATAATGTCGAGTTTCGTACCCTGCGCGATAAACGCAAAGCCACCGCGCTCGGCGCAACGATCGATGGGCAGCCTAAGGCCTTTACCGAAGCTATCAAAATGCTCGACAATTGGAAATACAAAACCGAAGATGGAGAAGTCGTTGATCTTGGAAAACCAAGTGAATGGGGTTCGGATTGTATTCTCGTCATCGACAGTCTAAGTCGTCTATGTGACGCGGCTTATGACTGGTGTGAAGCTATCGCCCCACGTGGACGCAGCGGTGACATCGACGGCCGCGCTGTCTATGGTGCTGCACAGGACGCAATCGAAAATACATTGGCGATGCTAACTTCTTCATCCTATGCCACCAATCTTATTGTCATTGCCCATATTCAATACATGGACTTGCCGGAAGGTGGCACTCGCGGCTATCCCCAAGGCGTAGGCCAGAAGCTCTCACCCAAAATCCCACAGTACTTCCCGTCTGTGGTCCTATTCACCAACAAGGGAGGCAAGCGGACACTTCAAACAAACTCAACCCCATTAATCGACTTGGCCAATCCGAAGCCATTCGCGATGCAGCCAAGTTATCCAATAGAGACAGGCCTTGCGGATTTCTTCAAGGTCTTGAGAGACTAACAACCGAAACCTATAGGAAAACCAACCATGTCAAACTTAACTAGCATTTTGGATCGTACACAGAATGAAATCGAACGTCCGAAGCCCATTCCAGCTGGTACCTACACCTTTGTAATTAAGGGCCTGCCCGAGCGAGGTAAGTCTAAACAAAAAGGAACCCCATTCATCGAATATACACTCCAAGCAATCTCTGCAAGCGACGATGTTGATGCCGATGAACTCAAAGATTGGATGAAGCGTAAGGACGGTACTTCCCGCGCTCTGTCCGACTACACAACCAAAGCCACCTTCTATACCACGGAAGAAGCACTCTACCGCCTGACGGACTTCTTCAAACACTGTGGTATCGACGAGGATGACGAACGTACCTTGAGTGAGCTGGCTGAGACTGTTGTCGGCTCGCAGGTTATGGGTTACATTGCCCATGAGCCTTCTAAGGACGGTTCGACCATCTATGCCCGCCTCAATCGCACTGCCGCGATTGAGTAACTACTAACTTGTGGGGAGGTTGGCATGAACCTCCCCACAATCTATGGAGGAATGGACTATGGAATATAAATGTCCCGCCTGTAAGAATTCAACAGAACCTGTATGGGCACCTAATCTTAACTGGGCATGTAACGTGTGTGGTTATGTAGGTAATGTTGGTAATTGGACTAAAATAGCCAAGCAGGGCAGGCTAGAAGTTCTTGTCGAACGCGAAGCAACTCACGGTGACTTCAAACGAGTTTCAAAAATCGCGCAGTCATTAAAAGACATCTATAAAGAATATAAATACGACATGCTACCAGAACCAATGTGCGAGAGTCTTGATCTCATTGCCACTAAAATCGCTCGCATTCTAGCCGGAAACGCCAAGACAAAAGACCATTGGGACGATATTGCTGGTTATGCTAAGCTCGGATCGGAGGCATGTGGTGATGACTAAAATCATGATCCTCGGCGAAGCACAAGGCAGGCAAGAGGAACAAATCAACTCTTGCTTTGTTGGCGCCAGTGGGATTGAACTACTGCGTATGCTTCATGACGCAAACGTAATTCAGCTAACTGCTGAGGATCGCCAGTACATCAACAAATACTACGACTTAAACGACCCAAACATGATCGAAGCTGTTTGGCAAATGCATCCAGACATCTACCGCACCAACGTCTTTATGCTCCACCCACCTAACAATGATCTTGATTGGTTCTGTGGGCCAAAGTCCGAAGCCATTGCCGGCTACCCACAACTTAGCAAATCCCGCTTTGTCCGTGATGAATTTACTAGCGAGTTATCACGGCTGGAAGATGAGCTAATGTGCGAGGACCCGAATGTAATCCTTGCCCTTGGTAACACTGCATTGTGGGCCTTATGTGGTACAACTGGTATTACAAAAGTGCGTGGTACAACAACGCTGTCAACCCACACCGTCGCCGACTTCAAGGTCTTACCAACATACCATCCTGCCGCTGTCCTTCGGCAATGGGAATTGCGGCCAACTACCGTATCCGACTTAATGAAACTCAAACGCGAAATGTCATCGCCATACATCATCCGGCCGGAGCGCAATATTTGGATTGAACCATCACTCGAAGATTTGGAAAAATTCTATGTCGAACATATCATTGGATGTGACATCCTATCTGTCGATATTGAAACAAGTGGAAATCAAATTACTTGTATTGGATTCGCTCCAAGACGAGACATCGCACTCGTTATTCCAATCTATGACAGGCGAAGAAAGGACAATTGCTATTGGCCTTCTATCGAAGATGAACGATATTGTTGGGCATTTATACGTCGAGTTGTTGAGGACAGAACCATTCCTAAAGTATTCCAAAACGGAGTATACGACATAGCGTTCATGTATCGCAGTTATGGTATTCGAACATACGGCGCAATACACGACACCATGCTCTTACAACATAGCCTGCACCCAGAGTCGCTAAAAGGCCTTGGCTACCTCGGCTCAATCTACACCGATGAGGGTGCGTGGAAGCACATTCGCAAAACGGTTGATACAGTAAAGAGGGATGAATAACATGTGGTTTAAAAAGAAACCAGCCTCACTACCAAAGACAAATGAAGTTTGTGTTGATGAAGTCGTCAACATAATAAACTACCGCGGCAAGGTATTAATATTTACTCGATACGGTATGGTGTATGAATTAGAATTCTCCGAACTTGATTACCAATATAGGCTTAAAACCATCCTCACTAATTTTATATGGCGTTAATATGAAAATAATCCTCACCCATGAAATCGACCCGTTTACGCTTCCAGAGTGGGAACGCGAGCAGGTGTACAACGGTCTTGATTGTTGTGTTACACACGAAGTCTTAAGTTGCCAACTACCGCAACTAGACGAAGTAACCTCAAAGACTTATGACTTCGAGAGGGCTTTGCAAGGCCCGGTACTTGATTTGAACATTCGTGGGGTATTAATTGATAAATCCCGCCGCGCAAAGGCTGTCGAACAATACTTCGACATTATAGAAAAGGTCGAACATAATTTACAACGTATCGCCATCCACGGCCTAGGAATGTCATCATTCAACTGGCGATCTACCGCCGATCTAAAAATTCTATTCTACACCAAATTAATGATCCCACCAGTCATCCGCCGTGGCAATTCAACAGTTAATCGCGCAGCACTTGAAAAGATCGGCAGCTACTTCTCCGCCAAGTTTATTGTACAAAGCCTAATACTTCTCCGTGAGGCAGGTAAGAAAATTGGTGTGTTGCAAACTAAACTCGATGATGACGGTCGTATTAGAACATCATACAACATCGCGGGAACGACAACTGGAAGGTTCTCGTCTTCATATTCCGATTTTGGTACGGGTGGAAATCTTCAGAACATCGAGAAACCTATCCGCCCAATCTACATCGCCGATCCCGGGATGAAGTTTGCAAAGTTTGATGCAAAGTCCGGCGAGAGTTTTGTCGTTGGTGCCATTGAATGGAACCTATTCCACGACAGTCGATATCTCGAAGCCTGCGAGTCTGGCGATCCGCACACTGCCGTTGCGCGCATTTGCTGGCCGTCACTTCCTTGGACTGGCGATTTCAAACATGATAAAGACATAGCCGAGCAACCATACTATCGCCATTACACCTACCGCTTTATGTGCAAGAAGCTTGGCCACGGAAGTAACTACGGTGGTATGCCACAAACGCTTGCCGAGCAATCTAAACTCCCAATACAAGTAGTGGAGAAATTTCAACCAATGTACTTCAAAGCCTTTCCAGCGCACCTTCGTTGGCAAGCACACGTTGACACCCAACTTCGGCGACATGGTAATATCACATCACTTATGGGGCGTCGAAGATATTTCTCCGGCCGCCGCAATAGTCCAGACACATTAAGAGAAGCAATCGCCTATGATCCTCAATCATCACTCGCCGACATTGTCAATAAAGCAATGCTTCGTATTTGGCGCCTTGACATTTGCACCATTATCCTGCAGGATCATGATGCTATCACATTCATGTACCCCGAAGAAGCCGAAGCCGAAATCCTACCACAACTAGCCAGCCTTCTGCCAGAACGCATTCCACTAGCAAACGGCCGTTTCTTAGAAATCCCATACGACTGTCAGGTCGGATGGAATAGGGGTGAATATGATCCAAAGAAAAATCCAGACGGACTCAAAGACTATTTCGGAACGGACGATCGTCGGCGAACCCCGAAAGTGTCAATCATGGATCGAAGCTTTCATCAAGCACACCGATAATATTGAGTCGCCTGTAATCTTCCGTAAATGGGCAGCGATCTCTACTATCGCGGCCGTAGCCGAAATGCGTGTGTGGCTAACGACATCCGGGCCGTTGTATCCAAACCTATACATCTTCATCGTTGGCCATCCGGGTGTCGGCAAAAACCGTGTGTTGCGTATCGCGCGGAGCTACATGCTTGAGGTTCCAGACTTTCACATGGGACCAATATCATTAACAGGTGCATCGCTTGTTGACACACTTAGCGAAGCCAAGCGTACAATCATCCGCCCGCCGCATGAGCCATTGGAATACAACTCAATGACCATCACAGCGGAAGAACTAACCGCCTTCATGCACAAATATGATGACGAAATGATCGGGATGCTATCGGCTTTCTACGACCCCGATCCATACGGCCAAGCTCGACGTGGTAAAGACTTGCGTGTTAAGATAGCAAGACCACAACTGAATGTGCTATCCGGTACGCAGCCTTCGTTCCTCATGAAATTTCTACCGGAGGCTGCGTGGGATCAAGGATTCACTTCCCGCGTCATTATGGTATTCTCCGACGAACGGCATATCGGCGATGACTTCGCTGAGTCCGCCAAGTTACGGGCGTTGGCATCGAACATGATTCATGACATCAAGTCGATCGCGAAACTAGTTGGCGAGTTTACTGTAACCAAAGAATACCGCGATGCAGTCAATGCTTGGCGAAAGGGCGGCCAACTTCCTATACCAAACCACCCAAAACTGGTTCACTACAACTCACGTCGAAAGGTCCATTTATATAAGCTATCAATGGTATCATCCCTCGATCGTAGCGATACACTTATCCTAACCAAGGATGACTTCGACCGTGCACTTGGATGGCTTACCGAGGCCGAGCAGACAATGCCGGAGATTTTCAAGGCAGGTAGCATCGGGGCCGATGGCAAGGCTATTGATGAAATTTATCACTTCATCAAAATCACCGATCGCGGAAATGGCGTTAGTGAATCTGACATTATTAACTACGCTAGAGAGCGGCTGCCGTTGAATAGTATTCAGAATGTAATTTCGGTAATGGAGAAGTCAAATTTGATTACGTCAATCGGCATTGATCGTATGACCGGCTTGAGGAAATTCAAGCCGATCTACCAAGCTAATCAAATGGACGATGAGGCTGACGACGATTTCAGCGAAGAACAGAATGAAGAAATGATGTGACTTTATCGTAAATAGTAACTGCCGCCGATACAGCCATGACCACACCACCGAAAGCAACAACCAGCCACTTAACCCCACGGGCCTGAGTTAAGATGTCATAAATGGAATCTGTTTTCGTTCGTATCTCATGTACCTCGGTTCGCATATCCTTCATTTCGTCCTCGACAACAGTCAAGCGGCGTTCGACAAGTGACAAACGATCCAGAGTATTTTGCGTATTCGGCATGGCCCCATTCCATATTTGAGTTGGTGGTTGATGCAAATGTCAACCACCAACTGTATTCCATCAATCCAAGTTAAAGTCGTCGATCATTTCATCCAGAATCTTTTCAGTCAGTTCTAATTCACTCTGACTAACCGATCCCTTTTTGGCGGCCTCCGCCAACTTTCGCAACGCCTCGATAGCATTGGTTACATCAACGCCGCTGTCATACAGCGTCGAAATGATGTTGATTCCCTTTTCGATGAGATTAAAAACAGCGACAACATTCATATCACACACCCTCCACGCCGTTAGTTTTGGCTTCATACGTTGCAGCTTCAATCAACCGTTTGATCTCGGTATAAACAACCGCCGCGTTGATTTGATCATTGTTCTTAACAAAGAGCCGTAGCTCTTTGATAACAGGAGGCAAGCGACGGGTGTAGGCTTGGATATTGGCTACAGCCGTTTTGCAGTTAACGCCAACCAGTCCTTGCTTACAAGCTCGCTTATATGTATTAAGCGCGGCGAATAGTACAACAGCACCATTCTCAACTTCATACAGCGTGTTTTGTGTGATTGGATTCGGCTGCGCCGTGGTGATTTTATCAACCGCGACTCGCACATCACTAAGAGTAACACAGCCACCGAGTGCAAAGCAAAGACCGATGACAAGAACAATCTTCTTCATATCCACCTCCTATTTAATGGCATCAACAACAGCCACAACATTGTCCGCTGTAGCCGCCATTTCGCCAAGTTCTGGATTAACAATTGCCTTAGTGCCAATCGCCGGGTTAGCGGCCGCATTAACAATCGCTACCTTGGCCTCGATAGCCGACGCAGTATTAGACGTTGCTTGTGTCATCAACGACTTAACCAATCCCTGCACCGACGACGAACTGACACCAATCTTCGCCAACCAAATCAAGGCGATAGGGCCTACGATAACCCAAATCTTTGTCAAAGCGCCATAGGCCGTGACAAGGCTATCATTCAGCGTATGCAGGTTGTCAATCAGTATCTGTACCTGATCCTTGGGAACAATCGACAACGTTCCGAGAACAGTTACCAAGGTGACGAGATTGGATCCGACATAACGAAGTGTGGTGTTGACTTGTGTTTGTGTGATTGCCATTTTCTGCCTCCATAAGTACCAAAGGGGTTGACGATAGTATACCCAGCAATACTCCGCTGGTGTAATCGAGTTTTGTGCCCACCTGAGTTTGAATCGTGCACCATCCACACATTACCACTAACATGATGTTTAAGCACAAACACATGATGACGCCGTACGGCTACGGTATTACTAGCCGGTTCGGCACGTGGGAAGTGCAGCCAATTTCGGGCAAGGTTCAAATGTGGCACCATACGCCCAAACAACTCAATACTCGCACCACACCCACAAAATTGCCAAGGGCAACCACGCGGGCGCCCGCCAATCACATCAGCGTGTGCTACCGTCGATGACATGATGACAGCTAGGACCAAAATAATTCTTTTCATGCTTTCTCCTATCGTGAGACAAATTCAAAGTGCATGGGGTCTTTGCGTCCTTTATAATCTCCACCCCATAACGCGCCCTGACGTTTGAACGCGGTGATAACAACGGTCGATAAAGTGCTTTTCATATTAAACCCATTCGACCCCGGCGATAGATCAATCGCGCAAGCCCATGAATGGTTTGAGTAATTTTTCGATCCAGCGATCTGACGAATGTTAAAGCACCCACCGAAATCGCTAGCGCCAGTGGCATCGACCTTAACCTGATCGTGGCCGCATCTTTCATAGATTTCATTAAACGCCGCTAGCATCGCCGAGGCGCAATTCTTATTCACAAGAATGGATGCGATCGGATGCTTAGCATAATACATTTGAAATGGTGTAGCGATCCGTGTAAGATACTTCTCCTGCCACCCTTTGGCACGGAAGTCACCATAAAATGCACACTTCGCCGCTGTAGTGTCTTTTGGCCAAGTAGTCGTAGTCATTAACACCTCCTAGTGATGTGGTTTGTTCTTCTGCATTTCCCCATAAACCAAAAGGTCAACTAGGTCTTTATAGTTATCAACCTTTTGATTTCCGGTATATAGATTATACATCGAATCTATATCACGGGCAATTTGCTTGGTACTCATTCCAACAATCCCCGGCACCGTAATCATATGTTGCATCCATTTCTTGGACGCCTTTCCTTCAATCATATGCGCCTTAACGCCGATGTCGTGTAAACCTTGCCGGATATTCAGTGGCTCACCAATGGCCGAAACAGATGCTTGCCTGCCAGACTCGAGTGAATACCAAATATCACGCATTATAGGAAACATGCCAGACGCTTGGCCAATCAACGCCTTTCCAAATATTTTACCAAGCGAGTCATCTTCTGAGCTATGTCCGCGTAAGATTTGATGCAGCAACGCGCCAACAACAAAGTAGTATAAAACACGTTCGCCAACAAACTGTGCTTTACTGCGCCCGCGATCGGTTGGTAGGTCCTTTGCCGCAACCATAAACGTGTCCGCTGACTGATTGAATATATGATTGTAGTAGTTATAAAACATCGCTAACGGTTTTACATAAGGGTTGCGTTGTGCACTAGATACATCGACCAATCCAGCCGAACCGTGGGCATTGCGTACGGCTTTATCAGCAATATAAATCGCATCCTGCAACGTTCGTCCGTCGCGCAAGGCCGCATCACGTGCCGCGATAAATGTTGGAATCGCAGATGCTTGGTCAAGCGTCGCGACCAAGAACATCCCCGCGTGAATAAACTTCATCCTAGCCTGTGAGAATGCCGCCGGAATTTGTTTAAGGTCTATATTTCCCTGCCCGGCTTCCTTTAACAACTCGACAAAACCGCCAGTAGAGCGTAACTTACTCAACACATATCCAACATTATCATCAAGATAATGCAGTCGATTGCGCAATTCACCAGACTGCTCCAAAGCTTCCGTGGCCATGGTTCGCGTTGTTTCTGGATTACGCGTAAATCGCGACATAACAGATTCCAAACTCGACGCTGTAACTTGTTTCACAGCCCGCGCAAAGTTGCCGAACCCGACAGTTTCAATTGAGTTCGACAGAGCCCCGCTGCCGTGTAGCACGGCAGTAACACGGTTAAATCCAATCATAAGCGCCTGCGCATTGGTTCGCAATTCCCTTGCGGCGGCCGAAAGAATATTTTGTTCGGCGAAATCCCCACCAGCGTTCTTGATATAATCAAGATACGGGTCTAGTAGGCTCGTAAATTCAATGCCGAATGCCTTAGTCATCTGCCTTCTTACAGATTGATCATTCAATACCTTACTAGCCTCACGCAATGGTACACGGTATCCGAGCGTGTGTATAGTTTCCTGTAACCTATTAGGAATCTTTGATATAGTCAAGTCCAAAGGATAAGTTGCACCTGTGCGCGTGTTGATAGCAGCTGCATCAGGCAGAGTGTTAAAAAATGTATTCTCGAATCTATCATGGCCAGCACGCGTTTTCTCAAGCGCGGCAACAGGATCACGGATCAATGGGTAGTAATTACCTTTAATGGTTTCGCCATTCGGCAATTTAATATCAATACCCTTTGGCAATTCAATCGCAGCACCTGTTAGTTCCTTTGTAACCCGTGCTACATCATACTTAAGGTGCTTCTCGTAAATATCCCAAATGCCTTTGACGACAGTCCAATCCTCCGGCCGCATATTCTTGACAACGAAGTCACGAACAACTACCGGGTCCCATCCACGACCACCGGCCAGGACTCTCATATTCCCTTCGGTGCCGATATTCAACGCCATCGCGATTAGATTTTCGCGATTAATCCTCATTGGGCGCCCTGTATTAGGATCAATCAATGTTGTGTTTGGTACAACATCGTATAGCGACTTACGCCACTGAAAATCGCCGGGGATAGATTTCAATGATTCGGATACTGCACGGGTCTTGTCCGAAACCCAATGCTTCGCCGCTTGCAGTGGCCGCGTGACAGTTTCATTCAGCGCACCTTTGGGATCATTCAAATCCATCCAATCGAATAACCGCTCCATACGAACGAATGCAGAGAACAGCCATCTGGCTTTGGATTTACCACCTTCCTCTTTCGATGGTTTGAAGCCACTAACCAAATCTGGCGGCGGTTCTTGGTCGATGAAATGTTGAAGATTGTCATTGACGGTGTCAACAACCGCCTGTAATTCTTCCTTCTTACCAAGCCGAATGACCTGTTGTTCATCACGTGCATTATGTATCATCGACGAGACAAATTGCCTAAACCCTTGCCATTCGGCATAGCTCATATTCTCTGGTTTCTTATTGGGTATATTAGGATCGCCGTTGAACCAAGCGCCATCGGCCTTCTTCGCGGCAATGAAATCTGTTAATGACTTTCCACCAATGTTAAATTCGATGTTATCAACCGTTCGACGAACGTTATACCCGACATCCTTGAGTATCCGCTGAATTTGATCTACATAACCCTGTTCAAATTTATTCGGCGTGGCTTCGCGAATAAGTGGCTTGATTTCCTTTTCAAATCGCTTAATATCCGTGGCGAGCTTTCGGCTTTCATTCCACATATAAGCCGCAACCATTTGTTGCTGCCGTGCGATGAAAGCTGCGGCATAGTCCTTGGCTAACAACGCCGCTTCAACAGCCTTACCGGCCTTGATCATTGCCTTTTCAAAACGCTTGGTCTTGCTTAAAACGTCAACCGAAGTTGCATCGCGCCCACGTTCAAGGGCCGCTTGAATCTGATCTTTGGTAAGTGGAAACTCACGGCCTTGAGCCTCAGCTAGCGCCTGTAACTCAGTGGACATAACCTCGATCATATCCGAGTTGACAACGTCTTCGTCCGCCCGCCAACGAACATTATCTTCAAATGTACCGTAGCGTTCATTCATTCGCCGTGTAGCTTCGAGAGACGCGACGCGATTGAGGAAGTGGTCGAATGACCGGCCAGAGGCAATGTGTTGTTGGCGTAAGTCGTGTAAAGCTTGAATAAGCTCTGCGCCAGAACCATAGCCAAGATACTCGGCCGCGGTATCTGGATCGAGGCCGCCTTTACGCGTCACGTTTCCAAGCTCGGCATCCGGCGCTATACGTGCAACAGCATCTGAATCCAAACGAGGGATTTCTTCAAGCTGTACTCCATCCGGCGTGACGCCTTTGCGAAATAGTCGATCCGCAACAACGTCAGGTTTCTGATCAATCTCCTTGCGAATTTCCTCAGACTGCCGAAGATGTTCCTCACGCCATTCTGGGGTCAACTCACGTTTAGTAAGTTGTTCGCTGGCTTCGTTGGTCTTAGCATCAGCGGCTTCTTGTTGACGGCGGATGAGGCGATCATACTTTGCCGCGATGGCCTTGCTCATACCAACTAGAGCTTCCTTCGCTGCAAGCAAAGGCTTTAGACCAAACTCTTCTCGGCGCCGCTCGAGTGCACTTTTGTATTCACGCGGCTGTGCTTCTTCTGACGGTTGATCTTTACCTTTAACACCTTCTAAGCTATTAACCTCAGCCATCGAATACCCATCACCAATGCTAATCTGATCGGAGATAGATTTATGCAACGCAGGATCGACATTGGCCAAATACTTCCCAAGTGGAACGGCGACATCTGTTCCGCCAACCTGTGCACGTTGCACCTGCTCGGCAAGATCAGGCACGAAAGCCAATGGTCCATTGGGATCATTAATATCCATGCCTTTCTCTTGATACAACTTCGTAACCGTCTCAAGAGGCACATTAACATCAACCGGCTCTTTCATATGAGAATCGACGTAATTCTCATACATTTCTGGCGAACGCTTGCGGGTCTTGGACTCCGAGGCATCAGTTACCGCCTTATCAAGTGCCGAAGAATCAACCTGCGACTTAATTCTTTTACCACCGGTACCACCAACGATACCACCAAGGCCGCCACCAACAATAAGCGAAGCCAGAATGGAATTGACTTCTGGTTTGTAATCTTGATTCTCGGCGTAGAGCCAGTTGGCGATTCTCGATGTAACATACTTTTGACCTTCGCCGAGCCCAGCAAACACCGCCGACATTTCTGCCGCCGAGATTGCACGATTAACCACAGCATTCTGAACCGGTTTGGAGTAATACAGCGATCGAAGTTTGTCAAATTGTAGCGCACCCATAGCGGTATTTAAGGCGAAGCCAGAGGTAAATGCCGATGCTTGAGTATTATCACTTGCGCCAGCGGACTTAGCTTGTTGCTGTAGGTCGCGCCCGCCAGAAATGCCCATTTGTAGCGCGGCACCGGAGGTACCACCAACCGCGCCAGTTGCCCCAGCAAATACCAATCCGCCAAGAATCTGGCCGACATTACCTGAAATAGAATCACGTTCCTCCTTTGTCATTGAGAATGACATTCGCGGATCGGGCTTGCTTAAATCCCGTTCCCAACGCTCAAGAGTATCAATGCCTCCGAGCATATATGACAAACCACCAAAGGTAGAACCTGAGGTATGTCGAATACCTTCAACAACACCGGCGGCCAAAATACGATACCAAGCTCGATCATCGTCTGGTTTATCCAACCTCTGCGCAGCGCTAATGGCCCCGAGCGTGTGCGAACCGCGGCTAAGGTTCTCCCAATCATCGGCCGATACACTAGGAGCCGCAGGGTGGCTGCTTGCATAAATAGCCATAAGATCGCTGTTGACTGCCCGCGAACCTTGCTGCTGCCGAAGATTTACAACATTATTTTCATAATCATTCTGCACAACCGTTGATGGAAGATTGACCTTCCGCGACAAGCTAAGGGCCTTGGCTGTTTCATCGGGATTAGTAGCGGCACCAGACACAACTTGTGGTTTGACAAAATCAGTCACCATCGGTGCAGAAGCATACCAACTGTCGTCGCCACCAGAAGCCGGCTTGTTATTTACAATTGGTGCCTGCTCATACCATTCGGCCATTACGGCTTCCTCCGTACAACACCTTTAGGATCGGTGAAATAAGTGCCGCTCGGAAGTCGGTCGAACGCTTCTTTCGAGTTAACACTATCAATCGGTTTTGCCTTAGTTGAAAATACCATCGGGCCTTCATTATATCCCCAAAGCAATCCGGGCACCTTGGTTCTTGCAAGCAACCTTGCCCCGATCTCGCGGTAGTCTTTCTCAACCAGCTTCTCACCAGTCGAGATTCGGCGCTCAAGCTCGGCGTTAAATTCACCAGCGAACTCGTTATAAATCTTGTTCTTCTCTTTCGCCTGTGAAGTATCTTGGTTTGACTTCACGACACCTGCCTCGGCAAGCATCGGAGATATAACCGACATAGCATGTAGAAGATTAGTCGCGCCCACAGCTTGAGATTGAATCCCCCGCTGTGCACTAAACAATCGGTTCTTCTGACCCAAGGTCAAACCTTCAATTCCCATAATGTCAACATTCATAAACTGCGAGCGATCAAGTTTCGACATCGCCATATACGAATTAAACGATTTAACATTCTCTGGCGTTTCTTGATTCGATTGCCTAATGTTCGAGCTAATCTGCTTCATAACAGACTGTTGCTGAACCGGCGATAATAGCTTGTATGCCTCCTGTACTTCAGGGGGAAGGTCATCAAACCTTGTCACGGGGTTCTTTTCATTAAGCAATGCCGATGCGACGCTTTCGTAGTTTGCTTGTTTCTGCGTTGCGGACAAACGTTTGAGCCCGGCGAACTCATGGTCAATACGTGAACGTAAAGTCATTTCATATTGCGACTGCAACGCCGGATCGCCGGGAAATAATTCCTCGGCGCGTGTCTTAGCTTCGCCATAAGATTGCTCCATCCGCGCAGCTAGTGACGAGGCAGTAATAGGCCCACGCTCACGTACATCACCCTTACCCCACCAACTCAACTCAGCTTCACGGCGAGCTACGAGCCCTTGATTGACCTGCCCACCGGCTTGATTATATTGAGCAAAGTTTTCCTTAGCCCCGTCAAGGTCATTGCTACGAACCTTGTCACCGAGACCGGATGTTACCCACTTATCGCCGGTGTTGTATGTAAGGGATATAAGTGCTGCACGAGTGCCAGCCGGAAGATTAGGGTTGATCTGATCCACAATCGCCGCGGCTTTGCCGATGTCCGTTGTAAATTGTTTCTCCAACGCCATTTTGCGTTCAGCGGGCGCCATCGAATCATATTCTGGCTTATACCTAGAACCGTAGCCAATGGATTGTTGTTTGAAATCGCTATATGCCCTATCCGAATATCCTTCAAAGCCTTTAACTTTATCAAGATATGCCTTGGCAGGAAGCTCAGAGGATTTAACAATGCGATCAGCATCAACTCGGGATTGGTGTGTTATAATCCCTTGGTCGATCTTGGCCTTGATACCGAGAGCCGTGATCCCATCCATCGAACCAGAGTTCTTTTCAAAAAGCTCCCGGGCCTTAAGTGGATCAGTACGCGACATGGACGTAAGCCGCGCACTCCATAAATTGGTTACGGCCTTGCGTTCATTATATTCTGTAACCTCAGGGTCCCAACCTTCATCAACGCCTTGCTGACGGATGGTTAGTTTAGTAGTCTCAACGGCTTGATCAAATCTGGTGAGGTCCGTTGGATTATCCGCGACGCTAGAATTTGACAGCTCACGACGCGCGGCATACGATTGGTTGTTGGCTACGCGTGTTTGTGCGGCGGCATAGCTGCCACCATCAATGAGCATAAACCCAACACGGCGCTTAAAGTCTTTATCAAAATTCCTTGCGATCTCTAAGTTCGGCGCATTGGCCAAATACTTTTGGCGTATGCCATTCAAGTCCTGTTGGTACTGCGGCAGTGCATCGCCAACGGCCCTGCCTTGAAGAGAATTGAATTTGTTCTTTAGCTGCCCTGCCTCGGTATCAGCCTGGATATAAAGATCATTACCCTCAGCTTCATTCGCCCGTTGCTGTAACCACACAGCCCGGCCAAAAATCTCATTCCCAGCACCTTCTGCGGCACGCCCAACATGCGTAAGCGCCTCGGCAATACTAGTGCCAAATGCAGCACCTGGAGCATTGACGCCGACAGAAGGAAGTGGAGTGGCGCTTAGTCTTTCCGATGCCACATTATTATATGGTATCTGAACCATTAATATAACCCCATCAAACTCGGAGTGCTTTGGCTGTACCCATAACTACGAGAGCCAAATACGCCAGTCTGCCACCCCTGCATCCATTTAGACGAAACTGATGTTGCAGTACCGAGAAACGAACCAAGAGCCCCTAGGTACCCGGCCGTCTGTTCATTCCTTGCCGACGTTCGATATGTTTCAGCCTGTGCCCGATCCTTGGCTGCCTCATATTTATAGCCATAGGCCCTACGCGTTGCCTCATCTTGAATTGTGGTCTGATCCATCTGCGCAATCGAGCGCGCTGAGTTAGCTACATCACGCGATGTGCCGTAGTTTAGATCAAGATTTGATGCAGCCTGAGCCGCCTGTGTTTTACCAATCTGCGATTGATATTTAAGCCCAGTCTGCGCTGTATTGCGGTCTCCGGCATATAATGCATACGAAGCATTCTGTTCCTGTAATCGCGCATTCATATCCGCGATCCCGGCCTGATACCGGTACATACTGGCCTTAGCATCGCCACCGATTACAGACCCAATGCCACTGGTAACACCACCAGCAACACTCGACGCCAATCCAATAGCGCCCCAAGTAAATGGATCAGCCATGCTTAGCCTCCATTGTAAAGTCGTAGTAGCCGTTGGAAGAATGCACCGAGATCGACGCACCCAGCCACTTTAGCCAGTTAATAGCCAAATCATTTCCAACCGCGACATGCCCGATGATGTAACAATATTGCGATAGCATCTTCTTTATTTCAATCTGGCTGCGCCGTATGAATAGGAACTTGTTGTCCTTAAGTTTGTCAGTGCAATACAGCCATAGATATGCCGTATCGGATATGATCGTGGGTGGAATAAGTCCCCAACAACAAACTACGTTATTGTTAACAAAGCCAGCCCGGATAATGTGCGACTCACTGAGACAACGATCGAATGTCTGCTTGTCTTTGTCACTTAAGTTAACATGCTCTTGTGAATAAATCAAGCGGCCAATTTCAATTGGGTTCATGTCAATTACAGAGACCGTCATCGCTGCCCGCCTGCAATGGTTACTTCCGGAATAATAGATAAGACTGTCGCCGGGAGCGGATACGTTTGCTGGATACAGTATTGCCCCGGAACATCCCACCGCGGATCAATAAGTGTACGCACTTCGCCGGTAACAAGGCCCGTAACCGTCTCATTTGTTATCGAACCAACATTGCCGATCACCAAGTCCTTCATGGCGGTCAACGAATTGAAATCGCGTCCGATCGACAATCCAAGGGTAGCATCACATTTAATTGACACCGCGCTAATCTGCTTTAGCTTACCTTGCACCGTTGGCTCGCCAAGATCAAGTGGCAAAGTCTCTATCTGTGCGGTGTAACCAAGACCGATGGTAACTGTTGATGCCGGAGTAGTTAGCGTAAACGTACCACTGGCTGGCATCGTAAACTCAGGAATAACAACGCCATCGGCAAGTCCTGTTACGGTTGCCCCAGCAAGATGCTGTGCACCAGTGAATGTTGTAGCCGGTGCACCTGTGTATTGAATACCAAGATCGACGGCCCACGCCTGCGCCGGATCATCAGTGGTATAAATTCGATTTGCCATCCGCTCAATGTACTTCTTCGTTACACCATTGATAGTACGCTCAACCACAAAATACGGTACATCAACGGTGCCATAGGTTGTTACTTCAACGACAGACGCCGTAGATTTGAATAATCCATCGGTACTGTGTTGGGCCCAACCAACAACCTCTTGTTCCTTAATAAAGGTTAGTGATAGTAAGGTGCCATCGCTACGCACACACCACACCAGTTTAAACGGCTCTTCACAATAAGCCCAATCGTCGATGCTATATCCGTAAAACAAATGGCTGGATAGAACACAGATATCAGAGCCGGTGTATACATTCGCGTAAAAGTTATATGACGTATCGCGAACAATCGACCCTTTCGATTGCACAAACAACACATCAAAGTTAATAACAATTGGCTGAATATCGGACGAACCAATATATGAATTTGGGTTGGCCGTGATATTAACTGGCGTGATGGCCGTACCGGCGCCACCACCAGTCACCAGCCATGTGATCGTGTCTGTAAATACAATCAAGCCTGCTGGAACGGGCACGGCCCATTTAATTTCGCCAAACAACCCACCGGTTAACGCTGCCGAGATAGCATCAGTATCTTGAATAACAGCCGACACGTTGAAATTACCTAACGTGCCCGGTTGGCTTAGATTAAGCACGTTTGGCCCAGTAGCTTGGGCTGCCAACATCAACCGCTGTTGTACAAAGGCAGGAGTTGCTGGATTACCGGCAGTTGCAGAACCAATAATTGCTGTTGCCGCCGCCGTACCACTTGAGAATGTAATGGTTGGTGCTGTGATATAACCACTACCACCAGATGTTATAACAATGTCAAATACCCCGTAAGATACATTGAAAGTTGCACCAGCCCCGGTACCACCTGTGGCCGTGAGCGGGTTGGCCGGAATTGTTGTACTGGAACCGGCACTTGTAACTGTAAATGTACTAACACCACCACCAATGCCTATAATAGTATCCACCCGCAAAATTATACCACCGGGTAAGGCTAAAATATCACCAATTGTGTATCCACTTCCGCCACTAGCAACTGTAACTGACGTAGCCCCAAATAATGGGTAGCCAGTAGCTGTGTAGCCAGTCGGCGATGTACCAAATGTAATGGACGGAATGGACGTATACGATCCATTAGCCGTTACATGCGTTGCAATAACAGCCGATCCGGTTGTAAATGGATTGCGCACTACTGGTGGCGTGATAGTAAAGTCCGGTGTAATATTAGAGTCCTTCAATGAAGCCCCACTAACATTACCAATAAAGCCAAACAGCGATCCGGCAGGGACAGCACTTGAAATAGATACACCAGCTTTGTACACATTGTAACTAACCGCCCCGGATACAAGCGACCACGAAATCGTATTCGTACCAGTCGTGGTTCTCAAATCCTGCACGTTAGCCAAAGCACCATACGCGCTTGGTGCACTTTCCTGCCCATTCGGATCAACCGCGGTGATTAGATAGGCATAATTAACCGTCCCCGCCGATAGTGTCGTTGTTACAGTTGGTGCCACCGGCGTTGCAACAGACGAACCAAAAACAATAGCTGACAGAGACCAATTAGTTGCGGTAACTAAATTAAGTTGGTATGGTACATATGATATGTGCGTGAGTACCATTGTAGTTACGTCTTGAGCAAATTTCAGCCCAAATACATCATCACCAGCGTACGGTGTGGATATGGTATAAACGCGTGAAACAGTACCACCAGATGTCCAAGTGGAGAATGCCGTCGAGTCGACATTATTTCCATCTAAATCATGCAATGTAATTGACGTGCCCGTAACTGCCCCAACGATATAGTAATTGCCATTCAACTGTGTCATGCCGCTGACACCGGTGATATAAACCCAATCACCGATAACATACGAATTGACCACGCTAACAACACATGGGTTAGCTTTAGTTACGCCAGTAATATTTAACCCAGTTTCAAGCACAGGCGATCCATGATAGAATGGCCGCATATATAAGTGGCCAAACTCAAGCACATACCCGGAATCAAAAGAAGCTTGGAATCGAATCAATCGAACAGGGTTGGATGAATCCTTGGCCGGTAAAATGTATTTAGTCCCGGCCCGCGTGCTAACACCGCCACGATAATCTACAAAGAAGTTACTACATGTGGCAAGAGCCGCGTGATATTTTGCCATATCAACACGGCCATATACCGATGGCGAAATCTCACCGGCCGAGAATGAAGGTTGAATTACGGTGCGCATTCATAACCTCAATACGTCGGCCACATCGGCCCCCAATCATATCCAGTAGCAGGCGCCATTCCCGGATACGGATAGTCAATACCACGCACACGCAGCCAGTCAGGAAGCATATCAATGGTTGTCAGGCCTTCATTAGCGTTTGACACCCGTGCCGAAGTGATTGCGGCATTAGCTTTTTGAATTAATCCATTGGCAAGCGCCTTGTCACCGGTCAAAGCCATGGCCAATGACGAGGCAATGATATTAATCCACGCCGATTGGAATAAGGTATCCATAACGTTGGGATTAGTAACTTGGCGTACATACACCAGCAGCGCATTGGATTGATTGGTCAAAATAACCCGTTGGTCATCTTGACTACCATAGGTTAAGTTGAAGGTGGCACCAGTGCCATTACCGGTTGTCGAACCTTGCGAAACTGGGTTCGTTTGCTGTGAAAAGTAGCTACCGCCGTAAGCCGGGCTTTGTCCATTGACCACATTGACAACGGTCACGGTGGCTACCGCACTCCCACTAAGACTTGCTACAGTTAGCTGTACCGGAGCACCGATAGGTGCATCGCCACTAACAGTGCCTTCCAAGGTAATAACATCGCCAACAGCATAACCACTGCCGCCGGCCACAACCGTTGCCAATACCACTGGGTAGAAGCGATCTGTCGCCACTTTATATTTTGTAGGCGGCCCATACCAATTCGATGGCCACGACCCGGTGGATGTATTGGAAGGATAAATCGGGACCGAGCCGAAACTATTATCCAACTGTGGGACGACAAAACACGGGCGCAGGCAGTCAACAGGGTGTTGATATTCATACAACCACGGAGGCATTGGCTGCCCGGCTTGCCATTGACTTGTCGCAGCGGATGTATTCTCTGGCGTACCCGGAAGCGATGTTATATACGTCAACGGCGCGCAACGTACGCCGCAATCCCATGGCGCCATACGAAGCAGGTCATCGCGGTTGTTTTCATAGCACAAATTGGCTTGGATAGCCTCATTGCAATCGTTGTTATCAAGATTGCTTTGAGTTATCGTTGTTCGCGTGCCAATTTGTTGCAACGCACGGTTGATGATGTCTACGATTGTTGACATAGCTTATCGCTGCAATGGAAGTTCGGGCTGGGTTTCATAAACGAAAGTAGGCTTACTATTTTGCGCATTACCAACTACGTAGCCATCGACCACAGTGGTAGTTGGTTCGCTGTCTTGCTCGCCTTTAACCAAGGCTTTATATTCAGCGTATGCTCGGTGGTACTCATTGGCCAACCAAAGATTAGACCCACCGCGGTCGATGCCAGTGCGTTCGCGGGAGTCCATAATGATAGAAATGTTACAAAGATAGTTAGCCAAATCCTCACGGCGATCACTTTTCACATCGGTCATGTTGTTCTCCTATTACTGTTGCGATTTCAAGGCTTCAATCTCTGCCTTGGCTGCATCTAACTGTTCTTGTAGTGCCGCGATGTCATTGTTATGCTCAACTGTAATAGCTTCCAACTCAACTTGATGTGCCTTAGTGGTCGCGATTATGGCGTCGCCAATGACAGCAACCAATTTATCCTGCGGGAAAGGCATAGGATTATCTGCGCTGCCACGGTCAACCCTACCAACAATAACCCCGGCGTCATCAACGATAAATGATAGTTGTGCCAATGAAATGCCGCGAATCGCGCCTGCAATTTCACCGGGCGCATAGCTAAAGCGGACAAGGATTTCGTATGGATACGTTTTAATTGTCTCTGCCATTTAATATTCCTTTAAGCTGCCGCGGTTGTTGTTTGGGCATCTGCATTCTTCCAAGCAGAACTGTTGTATACAACATATCCACCTGTGCCAGCGCCAGCACCTTGACGAACACCGGCACCATCATATGTACGCAAGTCAGATGCAAAGGCGATAGCACCAGTTACACCTGTTGGCAACGTAGCCACGGTATAGACCTTGGCTCTAATGTAGCCATTAACTAAAAGTGCGATCGCACTCGGGTTTGTGGTCTCGCCGATTGCAAATCCACCAGAACCGTACGCCCGTGCGATTTCGCCGCGTGTAGTTGATCCAGTTGGGGTTGCTTCAATCGTGGCGTAAGCGCCCTGCGCAGAATCGGTCCACGTCTCGGCAGCGTACATTTGAAATGCTGCGCGAGCCGTTGAACTATATGCAGTTGATCCGTATCCATAGGCACCAAAGGTAGCAAGGAAGTCGCCACTTTGCACTGCCGATGGGGAGCCATTTGAGCCTCGTGCGCGACGCAGCGCAAACACAGGACTTGAGCCGGATGTCGAACCCCATGTATCAAGCAACACACGACCAGCACCGCTGTCAGGGCCAACTACATGGAGTACGGTTCCGCTAAGTGCTGTAGGTGGTGCGTTGGTATTGTCACTCGCAGTAAGTCGCGCTGACGGGGCTGTGTTACCAACACCAAGATACCCATTCGACGATTTCCAAATACCGCTTGGGCCATTGATGTCGGCGCTAAACGTCTGTGCTGCCGACCATGTATTGGCACCGTTCATAAGTGGAACGTTAGCGCCACTAGTGCCGGTGTTCTGAGTCGCTGCCGTACCGAGCGCAGAGCCAAGCGTCCCGGCCGAGAATCCAAGGCTTGCACTGATCGTAACCGCAGTCCATGTATTCGCAGCCGAACGGTAGTAGATTGTATTAGTGCCAGTTAAAGCAGCAAGTGCGTCAAGATCAGCGTCCCAAGCCTGAACATTAGTGCCGATGGCAAGACCAAGATTAGTGCGTGCTGTAGCAGCATCACCAGCTCCTGTACCGCCATTAGCAACAGGTACTTGACCAGATAGCTGCGACCCGGCGAGAACGGTTAATGTGTTACTGGCCCCGCTAATTGTTTTATTAGTTAGCGTCTGCGCGACATCGGTACCGACAACCGTCGTTGTAGCGTCAGGTAGAGTGTAAACACGGTTGGCTGTATTAGCAACGCCATCGAACGTACGCGTAAACCCATTAGTTCCGATCCACGAAAAGCGATTTGATGAATCCCAATAGAGCCGACCAGCCGATATAGGCGTCGATGGCGCGGCCGATTGATTAACACCTTCAAAGTATCCTGATCCAGCAGTCCCGGATGTCTTAACACCCTTTGCAAAGGTAGCTAGTCCATTGTCAGCAATTCGCGCATATTCAACGCGCGTAGTCGAACCAATTAGAGTTGCTTCAAATGTTAAGTACGCACCTTGAGCGGTGTCAGTCCAATTCTCTGCGGCGTAAAAGTTTACGCCGACACGGCCCGAAGATGAGTATCCGGTGGTACCATATCCATAGCCGCCAACGAAACCAAGAAAGTCGTCGGTTTGAACGGCCGATGGTGCATCAGATGTTCCGCGAGAACGCCGCAGGGTTACTACAGGGGCTTGCCCGGCTGTACTTCCATATGCATCAACAAGTAGGCGTGCAGATGAAGCATTACTTCCGGCAACATGCAATACTGTACCAGAAGTTGGCGAAGGAAGTGTACCTGTGTTCGTTGTGATAGTTTGTACAGCCGACCACGTATTCGCCACATTAAGAAGTGGCACATTGTCACCACTAGTGCCAGTGTTCTTTACCGCAGCCGTACCAAGGCCAAGGTTAGTTCTCGACGCACTCGCCGATACAACATCGGATAGATTGTTAATCGCCAGCAACCCACTTCCACCAATGGAGCCTAGGCGCCAACACAACGATTCGGGGTCGTACCAAAGTTGGATAGCGCCGCCCGGGCCGATGGTATAGTTGGCGCCGATATTGAATTGGTTATTCGTTGCCGAGCTACCGCTCTGATTAACGAGAACAACATTATGTGTTGAATCAACATTAACCAGAATTTTAATCTCACCGCCAACTGATGGAACCATACCGGTGATATTGGTATTTGCCGTCAGTTGGATGCGGACAGCGGCCTGAGACCCAAAACTAAACTGGTTATTCTGTAAGTTCCAATTGTTAATTTGTGTTCCATCAAGGGCTACAGTGGTATAAGCCGTGACGCCACGCGGTTGGTTCTCCAATGCCGGAGGACCGGACCAGTTAAACCGGTTAAGGTCATAACCAGTTCTATCGCGAATCCAATTGGCGTTAGCGTCACTCATAGCTTATACCTTACGACGTGCTTGGGGAGCGGCTTCATCCACCGGAGCCTCATTAACTTTCTGCTGTTGAGCAATAAGTGCTGCGTTTTGTTCCATCAACGCCTGCACCTGCTGCTTCAACGCAGCGAAATCTTCCTTAGAAACTGCTGGCATAACCACAGTCGGTGGCGCCACAGTGTCATTGGACTTTGCATATGCCTCAGCAAGCTGACGTTGGAAAGTGTCTAGGATTGACTGCGAGAAATCGGATGGAAGCGCGTCGATCGGATTGTTCCACTTGTGTTGGAACATGGCTGAGATCGCTTCCGCAGCCTCATCAAGCGGCACCATATCCGGGGTCGGTTCGCCAGTGAATACATAATCACCAGAGAGGCTACCATTGCCGTCTGACACAATAATATCCCCATCCCGATTAACTTGCGTCTTATCATCGGGGTCGAGGAACATAGGCACATCATACATCTTGCGCGCCGGCTTACCAGTTTCTGCATTAACCTCTTGGTACAGCCACTGATTACCAACAACGGGAAGGTAGTGCTTTGATGTTAAACGCCATCTGGCCATTTGATTAATCCTTAAAAAGTTGAGGGGCATTTGCGCCCCTCAAGTTGCGGGGAGGTTAATGTGCGGACTCAGTCCAACGGAACGACACCGCGATAGCGCCAGAAGTAACGCTGACGCCGCCGAGATTTACACACAACTGCTCAGCGACACCGCGAAGTGTTGGCTGCTGGGAGTAGCGAAGCTGCGAGAAGTTGAAACTCGCAGCACCGCCAGCAACCAGCGCAGAAGTTGTGTTCAGCGAGATCGTAATTGCATCAACACGTGTCGCCGTAGAATCGACAGTCGGGTTGGCGGTGTATGCCGTTGTAGTGGCCGTAGCCGCCGAGTTTCCACTGTCGATTGCCGCCGGGACCGGAAGTGCAGTCGTCGTTGCCGCCGTACCGCCAGTGTTAGCAACCGAATGCTTGGTCAACAACACTGGAAGGGTGACAAGCGTACCAGCGTTACCGCTGACACGGATTTCTTCAACACGCACTACCTTCGTAGCCGAGCCGGTGATGCAGGCAATGTCAGTGGCCGAAGCCGCCGGAACAATGCCGTATCCCATGGCTGCATACGTCGAAGTAGTGGCAGGAGTTGGGCACGACACGCCCGGAGGCGGTGCAGTGCCGATGCCACTGACACCAAGACAGCCAGTGTCAGTGGCATAAGCCGAGCTAGCAAAGCCAATGGCGAAAGTAAGAATGAGGATAAGCTTCTTCATGTTATTTCACCATTAGTTAGAGATAACAATGCCAGCAGGATAACCACCCAGCACCGCATTCGACTGCATCGGCTGATCGGAGCGATCAAGAACGATATTGGCAGTTACCGCGCCTGCGGTGGTAGTAGCCGTGCCGACGGTATAAACCAGCTTAAGGAACCGCGGCAGTGCCTGCCCAGCAACGGGACGAGGCATGTCAATGTTCGCAAGCTGTGCACCGGCGATAAGAGTCGCAAGTGCATACGTCGGCGAGGTCCACATGGTAGTATACGAGCCCGGCGAACCGGAACCGTTATCAGGAGCACCCTGCAAGGCAATGGCCAAGGTTGCCGCACCACCGGAAGTGAAGGTGGTAGAGACCTGGGCCAAGATTTTCAGCGCCGGGTCATCGCCGGTACCGATGTCACGCGCGCCACCACCATTGGCAGAAGTGGGAAGGCCACTAATACCGAGGTCGATGATGTTGGTCGAATCCGCAGAACCGGCAGCCATAGCCAACGACTGAGCGGACGAGAACTGGAGGAATGAGTCGAGGATCATGTTACACCACCCGTGCTTCGGTGTTGAGGATGGCGTCACAGGTACGTACCGGTACGCCGCGGAAGGTAGTCACGACCTTACCATCGAACTCACGAAGCTGGAGCAAGACGTTGGTCTTGTTCATGGCCTGCAAGTCGAGGTAGGTACGCAGAGTGCGATTGACATAGATTGCCATCTTGCCCATCGAACCTTGGATAGTGGGAGCGTCCGATGTTTGAACAGCGGCCACACCAGACGGCGTCGTCGGGAATTTGTACAAACCACGAACGATCAAGTTGATGAGGTTCGCGGCGCTAACACCGGACAACAGCGTCACGTCAACGTTGGCGATGCGGGAGGTATATCGCCAGTCACGATTTGCAAGACCAATTTCCCACTTGAAGTGGTCGCGGTAGCCTTGATAGGTATTACCATTGCTATCGGTAATCGGCCATTCACCCATATCCACATGCTGGAGGCCGGTCATCTTTCCTTTCGGGAAGATGCCATGGATTGTGTCCGCGCCCCAACACGTAACCCAAATAGAGGTATTGGTGGAACCGGTACCGCCGGCGTCAAGGACGTTGGCAGCGGTGTTGGAGTTAGCAGTGGACAAGGTAGAGTAACGAGGCGCGAATCCGGTGAAACGCTCCGGATTCGTGAACTGGTTGCCGTACATTAGAGTCGAAGCAACCTGCTGCGACATACCTTCGAGGAAGGCTTTGACTTCACTCAAACGGAACGCCGCGGTGTTACCATTGAGATTGGCGATGTCTTTATCGACAACCGCATATACTTCAAGATTACCACAGGTGTCAGTGATCTGCGCCGAAGTAGATTTTGCATTCGGGACACCAGCATTCAGCGAGCGCCAAGTTGCCTGAGGCAACCCGGTGCGCAGCGTGGTCTTGTGCCCGGTCGGGAGATTACCTTCAAGGACAAGCATGTCCTGAAGAATTTCATTGGTCTGAGAGAGGATTTCGATGATCGAGGCAACCCGATAACCGTCATCCATACGCTTAGCCCAATCCGCATAAGTAAGAGCTGTGGAGCCTACGGTTGACATTTCATGTCTCCATTAAGAGGGTTTACGGTGGTTATCCTAGGTCGTCTGAGCATTGCTTTTCATCCACATCTGTGGCCGACTACGGATTGTTTGGGTACATGGCTTTGGCGATGGATTCAGGACGGGCTGTCGTACCTTGTCCTTTTTCAGATGGGCCATTACCTTGTACGAATTTGCCTTCGGTTAGACGCTGCGCCATGGCATAGAACGTCCGTACGAAATCGGGGTTGTCGCCAGCGCCGGTGAGGTCCATCGCGGCGCGGAATTTGTTACCACCTTCGACTCCAACAACCGCGTCGATAGCTCGGCCAATGGTAGTTTTGACTTCCGCGGCACGGGGACCGATGTTTGGATCGGCCATAATCTCTTTACGCCACCCATCGCGTACTTCACGATAGGCATTGTACGATGCCTGAGCCATTTCTGTGGCCTTGGTTGTATAGAAGTCTACAAACTTCTGTGCCACAGCCTGAGACATATTAGCCTCTTTAAAAAGATCAGACGCGGCTTTCAACGTAGCTTCATCCATCATAGCGCCTTCTGGGATGGTGAATGGCTCGTACTTTTCCGGAGCGCCTTCGGATTTAGACTCGTCTTTTTTATCGCCGGCATCTTTGGCATTGAGGAAAGATTTATCATCTTTGCCTTCAGTTTTCTCTGCTGCCTTCGCAGCCTCGGATTCATTCTTCGGCGTCTCCGTCGTCGTCGTCGAAGTCTCCGCCTGAGTCTCCGGCGTCTGACGATCTCGCGCGTCGATCAACTCCCCTGTCTCGGTTCTCGCTTCCGCGTCGGTCTGCTGTGCTGGCTCGCTCATTTGCTTCTCTCATCATTAGAATGTAGCTATCCGGATCGGAAGAAATTAGATCGGATAGATACTGCTGGCCTACGTTCATTTCTCCACAAGCAAAAGCGGTAAGGCGATCGTCTGTGGTAAATGGGTTTTGGTAGATATGACACCGAGTGAATAGATTGAATAGCCACCGCCGACCTTGAGTACTGTTGGCGATATATGCAATGAACTCACGGTCTTGCCGTTCGGCAATTTTAGCTTCCTTCTCCGCTTTGCGAACATCCTTGCGATCGCCTGCATTGTATGTCATGGGGTGATGCCTGTCATCGCCTGCAATGCGTTAACGCCACCACCAACATCTGCCTGTGACAATGTCCTTGCGCCTTTGGCCAATTGCTCAGCGATTGCTGCTTGCCGCTCCTGCTCCTGCGCCTTCGCGCGCTGTTGTCGAAGTTGCGCAACTTCCTCAGGCAGTCTCATCATCTTCGGATCATTCTGCATGAGCTGACTAAATTTGTCAATAGCAAAATCAATATTGATATTGTCCATGACCTGCGGGTTTACACCAGCGAGATTGCCAGCAAGGCTGAGTGTGCGTTCAATGCCACTCGATGCTGCAGCCTCTTGGGCTTGAGCTAGCATTGATTTGAACTCAATTGACATTTCCATACCAGCAATCTCCGGCGGAGGCGGTGGGAAGATACCGGCACGTGAGGCGATGGCATAGATGCGTTCGACGGCGACGCTAAGAACCTCGTTGTCAATGCGTTCTACAACTGGGCCAAGCATAACCATGGACTCGGCCTTGCGCATATCCCATTCAACCGCCGTGACGTTAGAACGGGTTTCGAACTGCGATGCTACCTGAAACATATCATTGTAGAATGTACGTTTGATCCGGTCGCGGATTTCTTGCAGATCGCTGACAAGTTCATTGATCGGGAATTTGGTATCATATACGCTTGAGAATCCCGGCTTGCCGCTGGCGCTATAGCCACTGACGTAGGTGATGCCTCCAGGAAGAATTGAAGCCGGTTGGTTTTGCAATTGCATATCAGCGACGAGTGGTGGGTTTACCATCTTATCAATAGCTTGGCCCTTGCGCTTAGTTTCCTGTTGAAGTTGTTTCACATCGCCTAGCCCATCCATCGCCGGAGAACGGCCGTACGGATCATTGCCGGTTATATCCCAACGACCGACGATATTTGGCCGTTCAAAGAATCCGCGGCAGGATAGAAACTGTCCATCAGTCTGACCGCCGACTTGACTGCTATTTGCTGAGCCAAGCTCCCAATAGCATTCGCGCATAACGAAATGTTTTGGAATGTCAAATTCGTCGGCCTTACCATCGTTGTTTGGTTCAATGGCGTGGGCGATGAGAATTTCTTTATTCCGCCCGGTGCCATCCGCAAGGTTATATTGCGTACGGACTGAATCGGATACGTTGTCGATTCCAAACCACTCAACCGTTGCACCGACAGTTAGAGTAAACTCGCGATAGAATACCGATGTGCGATACTTATCGTCGATGTCGATATAATACTCACCGAGGCAGGGGTTGTAACAGTTTATGACATTATCGTAATCTTCATAGATTAACATCGCAGCGGTGCCGAATACAACAAGATCGTGGTAGAATACCGCGATAGAGTTGTAGAAGTTCGACTCCGAAAGGATCAGATACATAATTCGTTCATTCTCGGCCAACCACAAACCAACCGCGTTGGGAGTTGAGTTGTCCATATAACCGACGCGAAACTTAACCCATAACCGCGTTGGTGATGATTTGCCACTAAGGATGCCTGCCGCGAGGCTACGGGCCGCAAGCAAACCTGTGGAGTCGATGATTTTGTTATTAATCGGCACACCACGATTCAGCTGGTTCGGCGCCATCAACCAACGGTAGCGCCGCGGAAGATAGTAATCAGCGAGCTCACGCCAATGAGTCCACCACGAATAGCGTGCGATGCGCAGGGAACCTAGGCGCCCATTAACCCAACGGCTGAGACTTTGATTCTTGTACATTTGGTTCTTCCGTCGGTTGGAACAATAAGTTGTCGGCATGAAGCATCGCCGCCGCCATGAGAATGTATTTATCTCCAATAGGCGGCATCGGCGCGGAGGCTGGTTGTTGCTGGTTGTTATCCGGGATTTTAACCATTGTTATTGGCCCAATAACGTTTTGTTGCTAACGTTGGCCGCGTTCGGGATTGTGTCAGTTCCCATAAACGTCGGTCGTGGCTTCTGCCGTGGCTTTGATCCAACTGGCTGTTGCGCTGGAGTTGGTTGCTGCGGTTCAACAATCGCAGGCATTGATGGTGTGTTGAAGGCCATTATCCAGCCATCCTTTCTTCGGAATAAGGATCGTATTCGTGTTTGGCGGTCGCTTGGCGATCCTTAGCATGGATGCCGCCTGCGTTTAGATTCTTAGCGATTGGATAGGCAAAGGTCAAGGCCAAGGCATCTGCGCGGTCTGGCGATTCAACGCCACGCGACATCATATCTTCCTTGGATTCGAGAAGAATATCGCCGTTTGGTTTTATGGAATATGTGGGGCCAATGAGCTGGGCTTTGAGTTCTGGATCGAAAGGCAAAGCGCCTGTGCGAATCCAGTGCCGCATAGCTCCCCACATCGCGGCACGTTTGTTAGCGTAGCGCTCTCCGTCATTGCCCCAAACCGAGCCCGAAACGTCGTCTTTTCCGCCGAACTGAACATCGTAACAGTGGAGACGAGCATGGCGAACGTTATCAACCACGCCGCCGCCAATACCACCACCGTCGATAAAGATTCCGTCTGGTGCGAGGGCATGATGTGATTCCAATATTTTAGTCGCGAGTTCAACGGTGTTTAGGCCGCGGAAGAATTGCCACGGTATTGTGCGAGCATCGCGGCCCTTGCGATAGGCAATGACAGATTCGTTGGCGCCATAGCGGGCCACGTCGCAGCCAAGGGCCAACGGATCATAAAGAGCGGAGGTTACTTCACGGCTCATAGCGGCATCAACATCGGCCGCGGAGATAAATTCCATTTCACCAGTACGCGGGAACTCGCCAAGTACGCGGATACGCACGAAGTCGGAGTCGATACCGTAGGTGTCGATCCAACGTTCGATTTGTTTAGTGTTTGTGATGCTGCCACCAACCGAACGAGAGTCGATCTTCGCAGCATTCCAATACTTGGCGAAGCGGCCGGAGTCGAAGCATTCGCGAAAGCGCCCGGAGTTGCGAGTTGGGTTGCCGAATGCCAGCCACATGATTTGGGTATTTGCGTCAGTAAGAGCGCCCTCGGCCGTTTCCCAAATAATATCCGGGATGGCAGAGGCCTCGTCCATAACCAGCAGAATGCGCTTGCCTTTATTGTGCAATCCGGCGAATGCCTCGGTGTTCTTGTCAGACCATGTAACTTGGTCAATGCGCCAAGTACGTTCACGGGTCGGGTCCTTTGACATTAACGCTGTGGCGGTTAGAACAAATGACTCGTTCCCGATGAACATATTGAACCACTTACCAAGCTCAGCCCATGTTTTCGTTTTAAGCTGGGTTTCGGTATTGGCTGTCACGACGCCACGAGTGTCGGGGAAGGTGGTCATGGCCCACAGAACAATCCATGCCACAAGGGCAGATTTGCCAATACCATGGCCTGAGGCACGGGCGATTAGGATTGCCTCAACACTAGTCAGGAGACCATCGCGAATGTCCGATAGAATCTGAACCTGCCATGCCGAAGGTCCAGAGTATGCTTCAAGCGGGCCGGGCTCTCCCCAAGGAAAAGCCCCGAGCACGAACGCAAGCGGATCGTCTCTGCATTCGGCTAGCCACGCGAGCAAATCGTCATTCACAATGGTCTCCTAGCCTACGCGCCGACGTAGTGATTGGGGCGGGGTCACGTCAACCAGAGGGATAGTTGGCGACCCCGCCCCCTGCGGTTTGCCAGACTCAACCGCAGTTCCGTTGATGGTCTTGCCGCTGCGCTGAATTGCTTTTTCAAGCTTGGCGGCAAGTTCCACATTGACATTAACTTGTGTCTGACGTTTATGATAGCCGAAGCGATCCGCCGCGTCGCGAGAGATAGCGATTAGCTCACGGGTTGTGAGGGTTTCACCTTCTTCATCCGCTGCGTCCAGCTTATCGGCAATCATGCGTTCGGCTTTCAGCATATTGCTTGTCGCCATCTGCATATAATCGTCGGCTTCTTCGAGGAATGACTTTGTGACAAGGTTACGGTAGTAGGTGATTAGTTCTTGAAACGTTGGATCGGCCACAAGTGTAGCTACACGAACATAGCTGTAGCCAGTACGCTCTGCGACTGCGGTGTTGTCTAGACCGAGGGCAATGAACCGTGCAACGTTGTGGTGGCTATCGCGCAGGGTTTTAACAATAGGCTGTGGCCCGCGCGCCGTCATGATCTCGCTGAGATCGCTAATGACGAGGTCCTTCACGGAAGTGATGTTAACATCCGTAGCGGTTCCACCGGGTCCAATTCTCATAGCTGCCGCCTTGCCATCTTTCGTTCATCTGGCGCAACGATTCCCAATGTGATTAGCAATCCCTTTTCATCCCTAGGATTATGCTGCACATTGTGCTTTGGCCGATACTTGGCGATGAGTTCTTGTTCTAGCTCATCTGCCCGGTCACTTGAGCACGGTTGGATGAAGAATTGATCGAACATAATCCCCTTGTCGTCGATCCACGCTGGCGATGGTGTCTTGCGCCGCTTCGACTTCCAAGCATTGCGGTGGGTGTAGACACGTTCGAGGAAGCACTTGCTTTTGCCCACATAGACAATCTTCTGGCGCAGCGACAGGATATAAACCCCGCCGCGTAGCATAATGCTTGCCTCATCAAACCCATCAATCTGCATGGCCCAATCTCCGATCTTCGCCTACCACCATAACCCAAATCGCGGTGAAAGTCAAGCCCCACCACCAACCTCCCACGACCCCAATTTCGAAAAATCACATTTTGTGGTGAGAAGTCCCCTGCGCTCATGTTGGATGTGAAATTTTTGCCTGGGGGTCGTCGGATAGGGGTCCCAGCACGATTTGACTCGATGATTGTAGCAAGCGGGCTGGCGTGGCGGTTGGGCTGTTGGCAATAGTTGCAGCGATGACAGGGCAGGCTATCAAGGCCGAGTGCATGGTGCATTACGCAGTGCCAGCGACCCCAGCCTGATACAGAGTCTAACCCTACCCCGTCCCCGTAGCTCCCCCGAAGCTCCGTGCGACTATCCCTAGTTGCCTAGTCGGGTTGAGTGGCCGCTTGTCTCACTCCGCGCCTGTATCCGTGCTCCCCGCTCATCATATCCTTCCGCCTCCGTCTCTCTTCGCGGTTTCCTCTCTTTGTCTCTTTCTGGGTCTTTCTTAAAAGCTATTTTTTTTTAGAGTGAGAGACAACGACGCACACCAAGAGACAAGGACACAAGCGCGGGGTGAAACGGACGGGCCTTGGACCCAACTAGGCAATTAGGGATATACGCGCAGCTTTCCGAGGGGTTTGCGGGGATGGGGTGGGGTTAGGTTGCCGATCAGACCATGCGCCCAAGGCATAGCAGTCATGCGCTAACGACCGTTGACTGCACGCCGCCGCCGGGCTATAACCCACAACACGATAGCGATGGGCTATCGCACGGCCCACGGGCCACAACACAAGGACACAGCCATGAGCACTGAGAAAAAGGCGACTTGGAACAATGTCGGCGAATATTTCCCGATCAATGAGGAATTGCGCGCCAAGAGCCTCGCCGCCTATCGCGCTTTCCAAGCAGTACAGCGCGAAGAACAGCAGCACTACATCGACTTGGCCCACGCCGCAGGGATGCCCAAGGCTAAAAGCCTCGCATTTAGCTATAACTTCGGCAATTTCCGTTTCTCGGTAGTTGCCGCCAAGCCCGCCAAGCCTGACAAAAGCGACGATGCCAAGCCATCGCTTGACGCGTTGTTTGGAGCTTGAGCCATGTCCATGACATGTCAGCGATATATCCAATGGCTTGGCCGCCAAGCCACACTACTTGGCCGTAGCTACGCCTGCAACCCATATCCGCTTGGTAGCATGGCTTGGCATCAATGGCTCAAAGGCTACATGAGCTAGCTACAACCTACCGACTATAACCTCCAATCCCGCCATGGCCATGCCCGGTCGTGGCGGGATTTTTATTTGATCTGTCAGATGCCGCTTGATTTGTCCGTTACAAGCCTCGGTCACGACCACAGCCTGCGCCGAAGGCGGTTCGGGCCACGGGCACCCGCCCACGGCCAGCGGGCCAAGGCATCCACCGATGGCCTATGGCCTAGCCCGTTCCCGGTCCGTTCCAAAACGCTCAGCGCGGGCCGCCCATGGGCCCGCCACCGACCCGGCCACCACCCTACCCGCCACACCCACAAAACGCATCAGCGACCGCCCTAGCGCGTCCTAGGGCTATGCCGGCAACCATAGCCCGTTGGCTACTGGCCCATGCCAGCCACCACATGGCCATGCAAATCCCGTGCCAACGAGCCATGCGCTGGGCGCATACCAGCCATGCAAACAAACATGTCGTTCTCGTTTTGTCCGTGGTATAATAGCCGGGTCGCCAGCAAACCGGGACCTAACAAGCTAACTGCATCATTGCTAGTTGTCCTAACCTCCATCTACATAACCCTGGCTAGTCCGCGAGTAAGGCCGAAACGCTACCTGTAGCGTCACAGGGATATGGTCCCTGTCTGATGAGGCCAAGTCACTGTAAGCACCCATAAAGGGACCATCTAGTGACAAATCTAAGCGGTAAGGCTTACAGCCGCTTAGACATCAGTCTAAGTCGTCGCCATTGACTTAGACCTATTGGCAACCCCACGGGACCATTGCCAAGGCTGTTTGATATCGTTATATCGCAAAGACCGCTTACTTAGGTCTATGCTATGGGATTGCATCGCCGATAGGGCCAAGACCTTGCGGGCGATTAACCACATTCACAGGCGAAAAGGTCAATGTACCATGTCCCTAATCACCATCACCATCTACAATCCTACAACTAGCGAGTGCCGCCGCATTCGTCACTCGGAAAAGTCCCGCTGGTTCGCCTACGGCTGGCGCTACGCAACAAGTGATGAAGCGAAAGCTTACTACGCTAACCACGCCAAAGCACAATTCAAGATCACATCCTCACACGTCCCCAACCGGTAACAAAACAAGGGCCACCCAATGCAACCTTACGATCGCGCAAAGATGACCAACGCTGCACAGCGTTATGCCAAAGCCAATCCTTCCGACCCATTCGCGCTTTCACGGGCGCAGACGCACATTGCCAACGGCATTGCTTGCCTTTTTGATGACGACGGTCGCAAGTGTTACTATGACGCCGATGAAGTCATAGAAACTCGAACACTTCCCGATGGTAGCGAGTACCAAGTTACCGCCTACCGCAACATCATTCGGCCCTAGGCTACGCCTTTGGCCCTATCCGCCGTGCAATCCCGCACGAAAAATCCATCATAGACATGGGGACGTAGAGTGCTAGCCGCTCTGTGATCGTCGCTAACTCATGTAGCATGGATTAACCCCGCTCAACGAAAGGATATTTCATGAGCAATACCATTGAGGTCCACATCACAAAGGCAAAGGCCGCGGTGACTGTGGACATGGACCGCGTTGCGGACAAGTACTACAAAGCCTTCCTTGTAGACGGTGCGTCGTATTACCTTAACAAAGGTATGTCGAAGATCACCATCAAAGGTTTGGATGGCGAGAAGCTTGCCGAAGCGCAGGGTGCGGCCCTCAAGAAGGCCAATGAAAACCTTGAAGCCATCTATAATGGCTCGATGAAGGTTAAGGGCCAGAAGGCTGCGACCAAAGTCTCCGGTAAGGTCATGACCGAGGCCCGTAAAATCGCCCGAGAGATTGTCCGTTCTCTCATGCGAGAAGCTGGCTATAAAGTCAGTCACTATAAAGCGGCTGACATCACCGCTTACGCAAACAAGTACATCGAGAGCCATCCCGAAGTGCTTGTACAGGCTGAAGCCAACCTCAAGGCCATGGAAGTCAAGTCGAACGCCGATCTTGGCTTCTTGGACGGCTTGACCGCCGATCCGGCACTTGTTGCCAAGGCCGAAAAGGAAGCCGCAGCCAAACGCAAGGGCGACGGCACCTTGTCGGCAAAGCAGGCTGGTAAGGTCGCGCCTCGCAAGGGCAAGGCCGCATCGACTGCCGCCGCAATGACCTAACACTACACCACGTCATGCCCGTGGTTAATGCCAACAATAACCACCGCTCAATTGAACCGTACGCAAGACGACATTCGGCCTAGGCCAATGCTCCGATCTACGACATAAGGGCCAGACAAGGTTAGGATGGCATTATACAAATATTACCCTAGGGACAAGCCATGCCCCTAGGGTTCATCTCGAAACTTTAGCCATCAAGGACAGTACGTCATGTCAAACACAATCGACGACATTATGGGTGCACTCGCCAGTGCCCGCGATGCTATGGATCGTATCCCGCAATTGGAGGCGTCCTTGCGTGAAGCCGAACGTCAGCGCGATGACTCTCAAACCCATGCCCAAGAATTGGAATTGAAGTGTGCCATCTATCGCGACGAAATCGACTATCTCACCGGAAAGCTGCGTTCCGTGGAGGCGGAACGCGACGAATATGGTTTTCAAACTCTCACACAAGCCGACATTGTGGCGAGCCTTGAAACCCAGTGCAATGGGCTACGTAACGACATTCAAAGCATTATCGACAAGGTTTTGGAATTGAAGCCCAAGCCGAAACCCGACTTGATGGACACCGCTTCCTACACTGGTTATTACACTAGCCCATATACAGTGTAACTAGCCGTATAAGATAAATCAGGGAAATGCAATTTTCATATTGCATTTCCCTTTTTCTTGTGGTATAATACAATCCACAATCGAAAAAGGCATTATGTCATGTCTAACAAATCTCACACTGGCCGTCCGCCATGGGCCGTCACTGCTTGGGTCGATACCACCGCTGTTTATATTGAATTGCCAATGAAAGCCGGTGGCCAGCCATATATCGTCACCTATCCCCTTTCCGAGGGTGGCCTCGCCAAAGCCCTCTCTTTCATGGCGCTGCAATATCAAGAAAAGGACGGGTACAAGATGACTCTCCCAAAGCATCCAGAGACAAAATACGCCAAAGGTATGCGCGAAAGCCGCCGCGAGTATGCTTTGACCGCCCTTACCGCACTCGGCATTATCGACAAACACTAACGCGATGCAAACATTCCTCCCATACGATGACTTCTACGCTAGCGCCGAATGTCTAGACATGCGCCGCTTGGGTAAGCAACGTGTTGAGGCGATGCAAATCCTCCATTGCCTTCTAGGCATTGCCTCAACTAGTTGGCATCGCCATCCAGCCGTGCGCATGTGGCATGGTCATGAGCAAGCTCTTGCCGCCTATGGCTTTGCCGTTTGCGAAGTCTGGCGCGAGCGCGGGTATCATGACACGGCATTAAACGAATTCGATCGTATACTTGAAACCATGCCATCATGGTCAGACGATTGCCTTCCACCATGGTTTGGCGATGCCGCATTCCACGCTTCGCATCGCAGCAACCTTCTACGCAAAGACCTCAACCATTACTCCAAATTCGGTTGGAGTGAACCAACAACGTTACCGTATCTATGGCCGGAGACAACCCATGACGCGCCACCATCGCCAACCAGATGACTTTTACGAAACCTTGGCCATTATGATATTGGTCATTGGCACAATCATCATTGGAACCTTAATTCTACCATTCATCATTCTCTAAACCGAAGGAGGTTACTATGCCATACGAGTTTGACATGTCAATCCTTGGTGGCCTGCCTGTAACAATCGCCTACACCACCACAAATTATGACAACCGCGATTGTGGTGGCGGCATTAACGATGTGGATGAGTGGTGGATTACTGCGGTAAATGGCCGAAAGATCGCCAATAGCAATTGGCTGCTAAAGCGAATTGACTCAACGAACCAACGTGACGAAATCACTCAAGCATGTTATAAACACAAAAGTGAATATAATGAATACGATATCTAACACAGCAAATACTATATCTAGCACAGCAAATATTACTTCAAAAGAGTGGGTATCGACAACGGGTTTTAACTGCTTCGTTTTGCGCCACCCATCACTTGGTCATTGGTGCGGCTATGTTGGAGTGCCTACGTGGCACTCCGACAATGGCATCGATTATGTCAGCCTCGGCGGTATAGACGTTCACGGCGGCCTGACATACTCCAAAAATCATAAGCCAAATTGCTTGCCTGACGGATATTGGTGGCTTGGCTTTGATTGCTGTCATGTAGGGGATTATGTGCCATATGCAAGTTACCGCCTCACTTATGAAGGTGAGACATTTAAGGATTTGGAATTTGTTGTGAATGAATGTGAACGGCTTGCTGCTGTGTTGCTGAGAAGGTAAAGCAAAGTAAAATGAAAGTAACCATCGGCGCCGTCACCATAAATGCAATTTCCCTCGAACGTGCAGAGGTAGAAATTCTAGTCCTAACAAACGACGATGAAGGTAATTGGATAGATGGTTATGGCCATCAACAATATCCATACTATACATCAATCATCGAACTCGACGTGCCGCCAATTACCGAAGAATGGATCGCCCACCTTAACCAACTCGCCAGAAAGAAAGCAGTCGCGGCTTATAAAGCCAAGACCGACAAACCAAATCTAGACGCTCTGTTTGAAGCCCCGGTAAAAATCCAAAGACGAACGCTATGATGAAATGGTCGATCAGATTATTGCATGATTTTGGAGGACGTGAAATGACATCGCCACCAGTAAAATATAATCCTTCGCGGCGGGCGCTGATCGCAATCGGGCGTAATAACATCGCCATCCGCAATACTATTACGTTTTGCGGCCGTGTATTCGACTCCGACACGCCAATCGACACTTCCGGCTGCGTACTTGAGCCCGGAGGGACAGAGGGATGAGTAAGTGCGCATCATGTCGCTATTGGTCAGAAATGATTGCCAAGGCTCGCGGTTCTGTCGTCTACGCCATGTGCCTAGCCGACGACAGACCACGCGAATACACATCCGAACACGCATCATGTGACCAGTGGGCATATAATTCATTCGGGGCTGTCGATGGTCTACCGGACTATGGCGAAAGTGCCCGCGCTGCTTATGCGAAGGAAGGTATCAAGCCATGACCTCTGACCGCTGCACCGACAAACCGTGCCGGGAGTGCAGGCACCATACTGTGAGCTGGTGTGAAACGCTCGACGAACTCACCCAAACCAAAGCCGATCTTGCTGAGGCTATCGAGGCTCTGAGGCCGTTTGCGGACCGTGCGGTTAGATATGAACCTGACGAAGATGATGACAATGAGCCGGATTGGAGTACGGCTGCACCTTTGATTAAGATCGGCGACCTTCGTCGCGCCGCTGTCATCGTGAAAGCCGCTGGTCGATTGCTCGATGGGGTCGAGCATAATGGAAACCCGCGCGCGGCTTTGGAGGAATGAAAATGAAGATTGAAGTCACCGTTGGCGATGCTGTTCTTCCCGGCCCCACACCACGCATCGGCAACGTGTACGCCATTAAGGGTGGGCGCGGCCTGCGTTACGGCCACATGATGATTCTTCTCGCGATCACCGAACCGCTTGAGTATCGCGGACAGACCGCACTTCTTCTCGTGGTAGACAAGAACGGCGGCCCGGTAGGTGTCACGAGCTACGGCCTGAACTACATCACCGAACAGACACCAATTGCCTTCTGCGATGGGGTCGAAGAAACACAGTGGACCATTCGGTCACTCTAGCTACATAAGCAAAGGACTTAAGATGACAAACGAGCTGGTTACTGATAGGGGCGAGGCCACTGCGGCTACACGTTCGGAAGATTTTATCAAAAGACTGGAGTCCCTTCTCGACGAATTTAAGACAAATTGATCGACGGAGCATGATATGTTAACTGAGAAAGACAAGATCGACGAGGTAACTAAATAAATGATCAATAGGCACAATTTTGCGGGCTATCTTGAAATGATAAACCGACTTGAAGCCGAGAACGCGTACCTCAAAAATTCGCTTAATAAATTACAAACTAATATAGCTATTCAAACGGCTATCGCGTCAAGACTTCATCGGCAGGCGATTGCCGAAGGACGTGGCAAGCAGACTTATGATGTAACCGTGTACAGTTCTATGCTATCCACACTAATAAATCTAAGCGGCAACCAACTTCAAGTTGCGCCTTCCTTAAAGGAATCATAAATATGATTAAGCGTAAAAATGGCAACCAAATTGCCAAACCCGTACCGGCCGCCGACTCTGCGGAGAACGTGCGGGCACGTTACTGGTGTGTTCATATCGCACACCTGTCGCAATTAGCTCTTGCCAACGCCATTGGATACAGCGTTATACGGCAGTAAGAACCCTATCTTAGATGATATCACATTCGTTACCGCCGAGAAAGAAGAAATTGTTTCGGTCAAGGCACCACTGCCAGAAATGAAATGTACAAAGAAAGGTAACTAAAATGGGTAAATACGAAACCGTCGGCGGCAACGTTTCACGTGCCGACACATTCACCAAACTTCTAGATTTGCTGGCACAGGCACAAGAACAGTCTCTAGTCCTCAGCCACCTTCATATGACCGAGGATAATGACACAGATAAACTAATCGCGCGAGGCTGGGCCGGGATCGCGGAATTGTTACAAAAGATGCAGCATCAAATCACCGAGCTTGCTACTGGGAAATTGTTCTTGCAATAACTGAAAGATGGAGCATTAACCATGTCAGCTTACACAAATTCAGTTGTAGTGCGGGCCAAGTCCGCCAGTGATGCAAACAAAATCGGTAAGCTTATTACAGAATTCCTTGCTGCACATAGATTGGAAGCCGAAGTATTACTCGGCAATGAATTAAACAAAAACCACAGGTCCTGTGGCGTTAAATCTTGGAGGTTAACGAAGTGTATATTGTCTCACATGACGAAACATAGTACCTACACTCTGGAAGATATAAAAATGTTTTGTGAACTACACAACTATAAAACATCAGTCGCTGGCCCAGTCATATATAAAATGCTCAAGGAAAATTTAATTGTCCGTGTTGCCCGCGGTCATTATAGCCTGCCGCCCGGAGTATAATCATGTCAACTAAGCCAGAACCAACCACCGAACAACTTTCTATCATTGACTACTTTCGTTCTACCCCCGACAATA